CTTTCAAAGTTTTTTGGCAAACATCATTATAACTGAAGGCGGTAGCCTTTGACTTGGAGTCAAAGTCCTCCCCATTATGCCAATATTCGTCAATTCGACAAGGATCAGTTATCATCAACTGACCGCTATCCACTGCGACAAATCCTAGATTAATTTTTTCCATTATAGACCTCTCTTATCTTTGTATCTTTGTCGGATTGATTTCTGACAAGGAATGCAACCAGAAAAATATGTTCCGTTCTTTCTTTGATAGAACATACGATTAGGTTTAAGTTTTCTGCACACATAGCAGCTCTTGCTTTTTTCAGTCTTACGCAAAGGGCCAGATCTTGTAGTAATCGCACTTACGCTTGGAACATCCGGAAATACAATATTTCTTCTGGATGATAATCTTTTATAAAATCCAATCATAAGATCTTTGCGATTAGTCATCTTGTAAGTAGTAGGCCCCATCTTGAATGTTACGCGTTTTTTCGTATTCATATCATCAGTTGCATTAGAAATAAGTTGCAACAATCGGTTCAACCAGAAGCTTTTATTCTTGTCCCTAAAGACGCGTGGAATAAAAGTCTCTTCAGTCAGAGCTCGATTATTATATTGTTGTTTTGCATATCTAATGGGTTGAATTATATCAACTCCAAATCCATCTCTGCATTTTACGTGTTCAGTTTTCATCTTATTCTCCTTTCTCCATTTTCTTAATTTCGTCCAAGACGTTCTGGAATTCTTCATTTGGTGTTACTGGTCGCTTTTCCATCCATTGACCATCCCAATTAACCCTTGTGTTTATTTCCAGCATTTCTTTTACTTTTATTAATATTTTATCTGGTGTCATTTTTCCTCCTTATTAAAGTCCGTTAATGTTGCAGGAGCGTTTTTATAAACGTCCCGAATGATTTTATATAACTCTGAACTGTCTTGAATTTCAGACAGTTGTTCATCAGTAAGAAAACCATCAGCTCCTGTTTTAAACTCATTATGATTATCATTGAATGTTTCAATGTAGCCGTATGAATTGTGGTCATATTTTAAAATTTTTTCCACCACCTCTGAATATAATTTTTTATAATCAAGCTTTTCTTCAAAATAAATTTTTTCCACTTTAAGTGGATCCATTGTTGGAGCGGGTGGAAACTCAACTATAACTTTTATCTTTTTCGTGTTATCCTTGTTAGGAATGTACCACGTCCAGATGTTGTTGACGCAACTCGCGTCATACTTATCAAAATTAATTTTTA